GTTCAATGGGTTCTCTGAAGGAATTAGATTCCCGCTCCATTCGGATTGGGTGCCGCAGTCTCCACGATCGTTTGAATTTGATGTATTGGTAGATCCCAATCATATCAATAATATTGGGAGTCTGATCAACCTAGGTGGCACTCCTGATCTGAATGGGTCTTGGAACTTTGCGTTTGTGAAGACTCCGCAACCCAACATTAGATATCGCCAATTTGTTGGAGGGTTGCCAGTTGGAATGAATTTCATTCCAGCTAATTTGAACCTACAGTATAATCAGTGGTATCGTATCATGGTAACCATCGAAGATCCTCTGGTAATTGGATATCTGAATGGTGTGGAAGTTTGGAGGTTCAGTTCAGATCTCCCTCCGGCCACTCCTGGTAGCTTGACCATTGGATGTGACAATAGTCTATCCCCATCGAGTTTCTTCCAGGGAAGACTTCGAAATCTGCGAATTGGTAATGAGATATTCTCACCAAAATAATGATTTTGTCCAGAGTCTTTGTTAGGGTCGTGTGAAGAAAAGGAAATCATATGACTAAAGAAATCTTCCTAAATGAATACTCTCGCTTTGTAGATGGAGTTACCAGCCAACCCAGCAAGGACAAGGATGCCTTCTTGGAACGCATGAGTGAACTCTATGATCAAGGCTGTAATGTGGAACGACTGTTGACCGCTGCCTGTGGTCTGGCCGCTGAATCCGGTGAGTTCATGGAAATCGTCAAGAAGATCCTGTTCCAGGGCAAACCTTTCAATGACGATAACCGCTTCCATATGAAGCGCGAACTAGGCGACGTAACATGGTATTGGGCCAATGCTTGTATGGCATTGGGTCTTGACCCCTACGAAGTCTTAGAAGAAAACATCAGAAAACTCGAGAGTCGATTCCCAGGAGGGAAGTTTGAAGTAGCTCAGAGCGAAAACAGAAAGACTGGTGATATTTGATTGATCATCCATTCCTCTCTTTCAAGGAGTTGTCAGAAGACGAACTCCAAGAGAAAACCGCAGAACTTTATTCCAAGTTGAACAGAGCCCATATGTGGGGATCAAGTCAGGATCTCATCACTCAGCTTGAATGGATGCTTGAGATGATTGAAGAGGAAAAGACCGAGCGACTCAAGAGACAAAACTTTGATGCAATTCAAGGAATGTTTCCTGATATCGTTGAGTCTGATCCTGAATTTGTCCACACCAAGGGAACGGTCGAGACGTCCAATTCCAAAGTGGTCAAACCAGCTCAGAGCAAAAAGATTGCACAGATACCCATGCCGTCCTTTGACAAGGAATACGTGGACAAGAACAAGCCTTAGAGAATAGTGACTTTGGTTTAGTTGCTACTCTATAGTCAAAAGGATTAGATGCAGAATACGATTGATAAATGGGCTTGATCCCTACATCTGGCTTCTCTGGTTATAAATATAACGAACAACAACAGGATGCTCAACATAGGGCTGCTCAAATCTTGAAGTTGTGTTGCTGGCCAGCAATTTATCACGCTTACGTGGTCGTATCCTGTATCCCACTTTGGGGAATACAATGGACGAAGATATCGAAACGCTACCAAACCATCTTTTTATCAGTATGCGCCATGAGTTCAAAGCAACTCGTGTGATTGACTATACCCTTTCGCCTACCACAATAAAAATTGAAACTGATATCAATACGTTGGATCAGGATACTGATGATTATGGGTTCCGTATGGAAGTGGCAATTGCCAAGTTGAACTTCTTTGTAGAAAAGGTTTTGTCCAATTGTATCCTGATCCACAGTGATAACCAGTGGGCAATAGACAGCTTTGTGAACAATGGCGCAGCCAATGCTGGCAACATGGTTATGCTATGTCCTGAGGAGCCCACTGACGCTCTCTTATGTGAGATCTTGATCTGTAAGTTCAAGGCACTTGCCGCCGGTGCTTTTGAATTCAACAGCATCAAAGTAGAGTCCAGTGACTCTCGCGGTATGAGTTTTGTTTTCGTCGGTGGTTCACCTGGTCAGAGCTTTCCAGAAGACCAGGAATGGTTGACTGATCGCAATTACTTTAGCAGGCCCTGGTGGCATCGTGGTGACGCAAGCATTTTGGATGTGGTCCCCAATGATACTGATGATTTGAATATCCCACCAGCATGGGCCTTCAGCCTTGGATTTATTGCAGACCAGATGGCCGCTCCACAGGAACAAAGCAACGTAGTGGTCCATGCAGAATTTCGTCCCAAGGTAATCGAGGGCGGAAAGACTGACTAATGGATATCAAGGGTCGAACCATTGATGAATGGGGCAATGTTGTCTTTGACGCAGATGGTTTAATTGATCTCCTAATGAGGGGCAATGAGTTATCAGGGGAGTTGGTAACTCAGCAGAGTGAGGGTGTTTCTAGATTCAATGCTCTTTGTAAAGAACTAGATCACCCTCAGGATGCGGTAGCGATCTACTCAAGACCGGAGGTGGATGTTGTTACATGGGACCAAAACTTGCAAAATCAGTGGTTCACCCCTGAACCCTATGCCAGCTTGGATGTTTTGACCTGGCTTACTGAAAAATGTTCCGAAACCAAACAATTGGAACGAGTGGTAGAGGAATGGGTGTTATTTGAAGAGCGAGAGATGATTCCAGTTCTTCGATGCCTGATCTACATGGTGGAATCTTTCAGAGAAAGAAACGTAGTTTGGGGAGTTGGTCGTGGATCAAGCGTTGCAAGCTATTGTTTGTTTCTGATTGGAATTCACAAAGTTGATTCCATAAAATACGAACTGGATATCAGAGAATTTCTCAAATAAATAGCCACTTTAACTACGCATAAATAGAAGCATAAGTTGGCTTCCAGGAGACATAAATGGCCCGCAATTTTAGAAAACAAACCGTATCTATGAGAGGGCGTGTTATCGACATGGATGCTTTGCGAGCACAAAATGAAGAAACACGAGCTATTGGCAACGGTAAAATGAATGCCCGTGGTGACATTGTTGGACTTAACGGTCAGATCGAAGTCCGCAGAGAGCAAATTGCCAGAGAGTATCACAATCGTGCCTCGAACCCTTCCACTCAAGTTTCATTGAAACCAGCTGTGCCTGATGTCTTTGAAACACCAGAGCAGGCAGTGGCTAGAATCACCGGCAAACCTTCCAACAAGAAGGAAACTGATACTCCGGCCAATCTGATCCCCAAAAAGGGTCGTAGATTGGTAGACGATAGCGAAGATTGAGGACTTCGGTGGAAACCGGAGAATAAAATGACAGCATCAATTTTTACCAAGATCAAAGGTGATATCCGCCCCATCAAGGATCACGTTCTTGTGATCAACATGGAGCGAGGTGACAAGCTCACCAAAGGTGGACTAATCTTACTGGACGATAATGGCAAGGACCGTGGTATTCGTCCACGCTGGTGCCAAGTTTGGAAGATTGGTCCTAACCAACATGACCTGAAGCCAGGACAATGGGTTCTAGTTGAGCATGGTCGTTGGACTTGGGGATTTGAAACAGTTCCCCAAGAGGGCGATGAAGATCCCCTGTATGTTCAAAGGGTCGATATTGCGGCCATTTTGTTAGCATCTGATGAGTGTCCCCTCTGAACCCCTAACCTTGCGATTCAATGTGTTCGTGAGAGATCACGAACACTTTGAGGCCATGAATGATTTCATTTGCTTCAATCGACACCTGATCAAAGACTTTACCTGGTATCACGGCTATGTGGGATATCCAGAAGACAGTTGCGTCACAGTAGAATTTTTCCACCTAACTGATGCATTACTTTTCAAGCTTACATACGGCTAATCGTGCAAGCTGGTATCATCCTAGTGGACTCCTCGCCTCGCAAACTGTTTCAGAGGCTCCAATATCCAATCGCGCTAGTCCAATCATTCACCCGTTGTGATCTTAGTCACTTTGATCGATACCTCCTCGATGGAGATATCTTCCGTGAAATTTTCAAGGAAAGAACGATCTGGTTGGAAGAACAAAAGATTCCACACTCCATTGATTATCGCGTTTTGGAGAATGTGGTTGATGAACTGACTCCAAGCGTGTATAGGATATTCACGGCATTTGCCAATTCGTCAGATGCAATAGGATATAGAATACGTTGGCAGCAATGGGAAAGCAGCGAGACTTCAACCCAAAAATGATGAGCGAGTGGACTCGTGTGGATTTGCCGCGAGCACCCGACCGCTTCCCACTAACGCAGGATTATAGAGATC